TTTGAGAGAGAATCTCTTGAATCTGTAGGCCGTCCAAAGCTTTCGCCAAGACTCCTTCGGTAAGTACCTTTGGAAGCCTTGAGAGCGCCCCTAGAGCCGTGATTTGGATTGTCTGAGTCACTCCAATCGACCCACCGGATTGAACGCCCACAATCAAGTCTGTGATTGAGCCGCCGAAGATAGCCACCGGATCACCATTGGAATCATCGATGTACACGGTGACGGCTGAATTGATTGCCGCCGTGATGTTGGAATCGTCGAGATTGATAAGAGTCAGATTTAAGTATCCGGCGATGGCTTGAGTGTAGATGTCATTTCGACCCGATCCCAAATTGAGATTGGCAAGCGTCACATTCTTGTACTCGACTCCATCGATTTCGATGCTCCAAGTCGGTGTCCATTGGCTCATGCAAAAGCCAATCGATTCGCGCCCAAAGTGCCGCGAGCATTTGAGCGATTCAAGACATCGACGATTGTGCGCGCTGTGCCTTCGGCGTCAATTGCGCCGTTCACGGTGATGTTGATGGTAGATCCACCCATGCCGCCATTTGGCACAATTGTGCCGTTCGAGCTAGGGACGAACATCTCTGCGCCCTGCTCTCCTACGACATAAGCCTTCCCCGCTGTAACGCTGCCACCCGCTGCACGGAAGCCACCGAATGCGCCGGAGATAGCGTTTGAGATTCCCTTGACAGCTGCATTGTTAGCCACAAGCGAAATCAATGTGCGGATCGTTGAGACCACAGAATTGATGATTCCGTAGAGAGTTTGGAATCCGCTGATAAAAGTTCCCACCACATTGATGACGACTCCGAGAGCGATGCCGATTCCCTGAATTGCAAGCTTTAAGACGCCGCCCAAGAATGGAGCGACGAAGTCTTTGAGGAATTTGAAGAGCGCAATGAATTGCTCTTTGTTACCCATGACCGCGTCTTTGATTTGGTCGAATGCGAATTTGATGCCTTCGAGTACAGGCTGAAAGATTGAGACGACCAATTCGATGACGCTCTCGAATGTACCTTTGAGCCCATCTGTGCCGCCGATTGAATTGATGAATTCTGAGATTGTTGGAATGACTTTGTTCACGACGGTGTCAATCATTGGAGTGATTGCATCGAGTACGAATGATCCGATTGTCTCCTTGCCTTCATCGAAAGCGACTTGGAGACGAGCCATCTTGCCGGCAAATGTGTCAGCTTGTGCGGCTGCCTGTCCGCCGAAAGTATTTGCGAGAGAAGCTGTGATCTCATCGAGAGACATCGTCTTGAGCTGTGCCGATGTGAGTCCGACGCCTAGCTTGGACAGAGATGCTGTGTTGCCTTCAGCTGCCTTCGCCATCGCATTGGTGACAGCTTCGAGAGACTTGCCCGAGCCGGCTGAGACATCGAGCGCCACTTGCTGAAGCTTGAGAGCCTCTTCGGAATCCTTAGTCGCACGGACAAAGCGTTCAAAGCTTGGACGAAGCTCATCGTCTGTCTTGCCTGTTAGTAGCGAAGTCTTAAGGATCTGATCTTCGACGGCTTTGATTTGAGCGTCGGTTGCATTTGTAACATTTTGTAATGTGAGAGCAAGCTTCTCTTGTGCCTGTTCGTCCGCGATTGCAGACTCGACGCCTTGCTTGAGAAGTACCGCGCTATAAGCGAGCGCAGCTGCGCCGGCGACGGCAAATGCCGCTCCTGCCGCCTTGCCAAATTTTCCAACCTTAGATCCAAAGCCTTCGACTTCATCGGTTGCACCTTTGACGCCGCGCTTGAGTTCATCGAAGTCAGCGTCAAAAGTAATCTTGACCTTTGGAATTCCCGCCATTAGTCGAGCCCCGCTTTCTTCACTACATCTTGAACCATCTGAGCATATTCACGCGCCACGATTGGCACATAGAAATCAACCGCCGGAGTGATCCAATATCCGCGCGGATTCTTTGAAGCTTTGAATCTGTCTGTGTAACGACGCCCAATGCTGTCGAGTCCAGGATGTGATCCGAATTCTGTTCCCCACAGCAATGCACCCGCCGGCGCAGCTTGCTGCCGTACCTTGTTGCCCTTGCCTGACTTTGAAGCTTCGCCGCCGTACTTGCGACCGACCTTCTTTGATCCACCGATATCGACTCGAATCAATCTATCTCGCTTTGGAGTAATAGTTTGAGCGACGAGCTTTGTCTGTGGAGCGGGCGCAGATTGGCTAAACATAAGAAGCTGTCCGGCGAGACGCTTTGACAGCGGAAGAGCCTGAGATCTAATTTCATCCTGAGTCTCTTTGTCCAAAGCATTTAGCAAGCCGATGAGATTGCGAAATTCCACCGGATCGACGGTGATGTCGAATCTCCCGCGTCCGGCTTTATTTGCCATTTCTTTTCTCCAAGATCTCGATTGCTGTGACTATCTGCTCCGCCGTATGCCACTCGCTCATTGGGATATTGGTCGCAATGGCGAGCTCGACAAGAAGTCGATTTAGGCTTCCGACGGCGTAGCTTTTGGGCTCTGTGTTTCTCCCGTTTGCACATCTGCGACGGTGTCGCACCATGCCTCGAACGGCTTGACAGGCTTGCCGGCAGCTTCGCGCTTCATGGAGTTATACGCCAAGAAGAGAAGATCGGAAATCCCAATCTTGTCGCTCGCTTGCTGAATGCTAAATCCTGTCTTTTGTTCCCACTTCGCCCACTCCGGCGGAGCTGCCACATAGGTGACAGACTCTCCGGATGTGTATTCAATTGTGATTTGTGTTCTCATTTATTTGCTCCCGTTCGTTTGATTAAGCTGAGAAAGTCTCGGATGGAGTTCCTACGACTTGAAATGCTAGTGACACAGTTTGAGCGTCCGGTGCTGTGCCGCCTACGCTTGGGAATGTCGGCAAGACATTGAAAGCGAAGACCGCGCCGGTTGCAGCTGTAAGAGATACAGCCAAAGTTGTGTTTGGTGCTGATTCTGTCGCTGTCCAAAGAGCTTCGCAGAGTGATCCTGAAGCGCCCCAATCGGCGAGCATTTCAACATTGAGAGTCCATGAATCATCGATTGCCTTGTATGCGCGTCCATCCAAAGTCTGATATGTCTCGATGACATGATCTGCTTCGAGTGTGACAGATGATGCCTGTGCGTCGTAGCTTACGGTCGCGATCGTCAATGCGAGATCGCGTCCTGTGATGACGGTCGTTGCCATAATTGCTCCTAGTTAGTTTGAGTGTATTGCGTTGATAGTTGGATCTCGCAAGCGATGATTTCTGATCCGCTTGCAAGAGTCATTGGGACAGGATTTGACACGCTTCCCACGGTGTAGCCCTGCGGAATTACCGCAAGAATGCTCATGATGAGTCTTTCGATATTGTCAAGAGAAGCCGCATTTGAATATGGCGCGACTCCGACGGTGAGTCTGAAATTGATTTTGACTCGAGTTGAAGTGCCGATGAGATTTGGCTCAAGATATGGCACATCCGGCACAATGGCAGCAAATGGCACGGATGGAGCTTCCGGTACATAGTCGTACACATTGGCAGCCACGCTCGAGATTGCTGTCTTCAAAGTGCCGCGGACATTGACCGCGATGGATGATGCTGTCATGCGAGCATTGCTCCGGTGTCCAAAGATTTGCCAAGAATTCCGATGACACGATTCAAGAGTGATCGTCCCATGCGATACGGGCTCACTTGGAAATCAATGCCTTCGATTTGTCCGCCGGCAGCTGTAATCGATTGAAAGACTTCGACCGATATGACGATGATGGCTTCATAGACGGCGGGATTGCTTGCATAGATTGTCGCTGCGTCGTAGCCTGAAAGATAAGTTGTGCCGTGCGGAATGACGGCATTCAAAGCAATGTCCGCGTTTGTCTTCGCGTAAGAAAATGAGTATTCGCCATCGACGACCGTGACGGTGTATGTGCCGTTGAATGTCGCGTCCACGCCTGAGACGACCGCACTTGATCCGACGATGTAATTGTGCGGAGTGTTTGTCGTAAGGGTTGCCACATTTGAAGCAATCTTGCGATGAGTTACAGCTGAAGAGTAAGAGACGAGAAGCGGCAAAATTGTCAGCTCGCTAGTGTCTATCACCTTTTGGAGATATGTGTCATTGTAGAGAGAAGAGCTCACGCCTAGCACAGAACGAAGTTCTGACGGAGTGACGATTGACATGAGCTCTTCCCTTTCTACTACTCGAGCGCCACGGGAGCGCGACGCTCGATGATTAGTGTGTCGTGATTACGACTTATTTACTCCGAATGCACCTGCCGCCACCTTTGTCGCGCATGCGCCAAATGAGTACACGCCCACGGTGATAGATCCGTCAGCTGTTGATTCAGCGCGTAGCTGATAGCTTGGACCTTCGTACCATGTGTATGCGTCAGGGTTGATGATCATGAGTGAATCATCTGTGTCTGTTGTAGCTGTTGTGTTAGCTGTGACATAGAGATCAAGACCTGCAACACGACCGCGAAGTGATGTTGGAGTTGCAAGACCAGGTTGGTTCATTGGCTGAGTTACTTCGTTGTAAATTGGGCGACCTGAGTCATTGAGTGACATTAGGTTCGACCATTGTGAAGTATTCGCCAAGATGTTGCGAGCGAATGGATTTGCGAGACCCGCTGTTGCAGCATATACAGATGCAGCGCCGCGACCGATAAAGCCGAGAAGCTCTGCCGCTGTTGGATATGTTGTGATTCCTGTGCCGTCAGCTGTTGCACCTGCGACAAGAATTGAGTTCACATAGGCATCCTGAGCCTTAGCCATTGCCGCGACCATGTTTGAAAGTAGTTCGTTATAGAACTGTGGAGATGTGCGCTGCAAGAGCTCAACACTAAATTTTTGCTGACCCTTGAAGGCTTTGACATCCACGCTCAAGAACGCAGAATTCTGATCGGTATTGCTGAATTCTCCATCTTCCGCAACCACAGCGACAGTTGGTGCAGCTGTAATCTTTGGAATCTCGAATGTCATACCCGCGTCAGGAAGAGC